TGAGGGCGTGTGAGATAAATGGAGGGGGAATTGCGCGATAAATGGGGGAAGTAGCGGGATGGCGGGGGGCTTGCTGGGACGGGGATTGTAACTTGCTTGCGCGTGGAGGAATAATTCGGCCGCCCGCTTTCGGGGCTATTCGGGCGGCCTGTTGAGGATGAAGCTGGCCAGGTCGGAAAGGATATCGCGCTCCAGTCCGTCTTGCAGTTGGCCGTTTGCGAAGGGAAGGAAGGGGCGCGCGGGCATGTCGATTGTGTGCGCGCCGCGGGTGTGCCACTGAGCGAAACTCGAGGCGCTCTTGCGGACGAACAGGCGGCCGACAGAGCCGCGGCGATCCTGCTTGAAATACGATTGCTGGCTTCTCGCCGGGATGTTGATCTCGCCGCCGAATTGATGAATCGCGGCATAGACGACGTTGGTTCCGATTTCCGCCGTGTTGTCGCCATGGCGGCTAGTGATGCTCGACTTCAGGCGCGCCGTATCCTGCAGGATCTTCGGGTTCGTCCGGGCCTTGTTCTTTGGCGGCTTTATCGCAGGCCACCGACCTAGCGGTCCGGATTCTGTGGCGAAGTTCTCGGCGACGCGATCTTCCAGCAGCCCGGCGATTACCCGCATCACCGGCGCCGGGTGGCTCATCCTGGAGGAAATGCCGGCTAGCGCCTTCCTTCCGTCGTCGCCGGTGATCCTGATCGTGATCATCCCCGGTAAGATCCCTATCAGTAGACCGTCGTGTGTTCGCTGGCGTCGCCGTCGAAATCCGCGTCGGTGATCTCCACGCCGGAGTCGATCGCATCAGCCACACGCGTCGAGAACTCCACGTCGCTCAGGTGCTCCATGTACAGCAGCGGCGGAGATTCGCCGAAGCGCTTTACGTACTCCTCCAGCCGATCGCTGCGCGGATCGACCAGGTCGCGTATCGCGTCATTCATAGCCCATCGCCTCCAGGAATGCCCGGTTCGTCTCGGGCAAAAAGTGTTCCACCACCTGTTGCCAAAATAGACCGCCTTCGCCGTGAAGGCAAGTCAAATTAGCCCATGCCTCGACCCCTGGCAGAGACGGGTGCTTGGCATAGTACGCCGAACTATGCCCCCAGCTAGACAACTGCCTGCCGGCGACCTGGTTACGGGTCACGCTCCCGATCAGATCAGACAGCGAGCTGCAGACGCCCATCGAACCGCAGGCGCTAACCTCGCGAAAATCACCCTTGCCAAGCAGCGCGTCCATCAGCCCTTGAGCATCACCGATATCGAACGCCGTTGAAATCCTGGCCATCCGTTGCGCCAGCGCATCGCCTTCGAGCGCATTGGCAAACACCGTGTGCTTGCGCAAGGATTGAACCGCGCTAGCGTAGTCCACCCCCTGCTTTTGGAAGCGCTCAGCGAGCCACGCGTGCCAGTCCTCTCTGTTCGCGACAGCGCCAGCGGCCTCGCGATAGGCCTGCTCCATCATCGCCCGCCGAATACCCGTCGCCAGGCCTTCCCGACCCTGCCCAGAGTTCCGAACAAGGTTCGCAGAATCTGCCGCCAGCGCCGAGGAGAACCGATTGCTGGTGCTCACATACATCCGCTGGCCGTCAATGTTGCCGTCCAGGTGATGCCCGTACTCATGCCGCCAGGTCGCCTGCGACCGCTGGGTATTGCGGCTGCGCGATCCCATCTCGATATATTGCTGATAAGCGCATTTCGCGCCCTTTCCTGGCGTCTGCAACACCGCCTTCGGGTCGCCAATCGCCGCGATCTTTTGCTTCAACCAGGTCGGCGCATTGGCGAACGAGGCCTCGTGCCAGCGGCCGGCATCGGTGGTGCTGTCCCAGTACCGCGGTCCCGCTTCAGCCACTGCCAGCGCCGCTTTTATCGGCTCTTTGCGTACGGATTTGGCCAGTTTTGGGGGTAGCTTTGCGACCCTCTTTTCGACCAGTCCGCCGATCTGAGAAGCCCCAGCAGCGCCAGGGTTGTAATCCCATCCCGCGTCCGCCCACAGCGTCATTCGCCGCCCGGGGTAGGCCGGATCAGGCACCGAAACGCCACGCTGAATCAGCTTTTCTGGGTTGATTTCTCCGGTTCGTTGATCGACCAGGCCGCCCACCGGCACCTCGCGCTCGACCACCCGAGCATCCGTCTCGACCCGCAGGCCGCGGCGCTCAAGATCGGCCGCCGAAAGCGCGCGCACCGCGCACCGGCAGTTGAACCCGTTTGGCGGGCCGATAACCTGCCAGATCGGGCTATCGATCGGGAAAACCTTGCCATTCAGCCGGCCGTGCGCCGGGCGCGTGCGCCCGTCCATCACCGCTACGTACTGAAGATACGGCCGCCCCGCCGCATTGTCCGCAAAGCGCTTCCAGCGCCCGGCCGCGTAGGCCGTTTGCGTGTTGGTGCGGAATATCGTCTGCAGCCGGCGCGGGCTACCCTCCTGCACCACCTCCGCCTGGCCGTCCGAGCCGACAATGATCTTGCGGCCCCACCAGCCCTTACGCTGCAGTAGCCCGGTCAGATCACGGTCAAACCAGCGCTGCGTCTCGCCACGCTTGAGCGCCTGGTCGACGCCCTCGCGGATATCCTGCAAAACGTCCATGCGCGCCAGCTTCGCCACCGTGAACGCCTTCGCGTGCGCCTCTTTCCAGGTCTCGTGCCAGTTCCAGGAAATTGCGTAGCCCTTTGCCTCGAATACCGCGATCGCATCGGCAGGCGGCAGATAGAAGAGGGCGGACAGCTCGATTGGCATCGCGAATCAGGCCGCTTCAAGCCCGCGCTGGATCTTCTCCAGCCGCTCGCAGGCCACGTCGAAATGCCGCCTGGTGTTCTCGATGCCGATAAACGAATATCCGCCCTCCAGCGCCGCGACGCCCGTGCTCGCGGATCCCATGCACGGGTCGATGATCAGCCCGCCCAGCGGCACGCACTGCATCAGCTTGGTCATCAGCTCCACCGGCTTGCCGGTCATGTGCAGCTTTTTCGCCGGATTGACGCGCTCTCGATAGCAGCCTGCCCACGGCCCGCCGTACGTGCTCTTCGCCAGCGGTCCATTGCTGCCCCAGACGACGTACTCGCACTGGTGCCGAAAATAGCCCGTATGTGGCCCGCGGCTCGACTCGGTCTTGTCCCAGGGGATCACTCCCCGCCAGAGGAGGCCGCCCGCCTGGAACGCATCGGTCGCCAGCGGCAGCTGCCGCCAATCCGAAAAGCACAGCGCGTAGGCGCCCGGCCGCAGCTGCTCACGAGCCAGAAGAAACACCAGCGACAGCCAGTATTTGAAGCTTCTCGCGTCGCGATTGTCGCCGCTGAATTCCTGGTTATGCGCCGCGCCCTTGGCATCATGCTGCACGTACTTCGACACCGTCGATTGCATCCGATCGCCACGCACCGCACCGCCGCTGCTATACGGCGGATCAGCGATAAGCGCATCCGCCGCCACGTCCAGCTGCGGAAGCACAATCAGCGCATCGCCGAGATACAGCGTGGCATTGCCAATAACCACCTTATCCAGAATCGGTTTCATCTATGCCACCGTATCGATCGCCGGCTGCTGCTCGTCTGCCGACAGCCGGCCCCACGCATCTGCCACAAAAATAGCCCTTGCCAGCAGCTCGACAAGCTGGTCGTCGTTCATCGCCGGGTACCAGTCAGCCATGCTGCTGAGGATGGCCTCCGGATCCATGCCCGCGCTCAGCGCATCGAGCAGCGGCTTGAAAACAGGCGCCGTGAGCATTGGCCAGTCGACATTTGCAATCAGCGCCGTGTCGATTGCCTCTTGCGCACCGCGCAATGATCTTGCAGCGCGCGGCCCCACCGCGCCGGCCGCCAGCGCCGCCAATGCCGCCGCGCCTTTTGCCTCCGGCACCGGGATATCCTGCCCTCCCTTGGCGCCGACTCCATTGCCCGCTGGAAGCTTGTCAACCACCGCAGACTTCCCGCCGAGCACCTCCTCGCCTTCCTCCGCCTCGGGGATATGCAGGCGCTCGCGCACCCAGGAGGCCGGAATATTGAACAGCGGCGACAGCTTCTGCAGCGCGTCCGCATAGGCCACCAAATCTTCCGGAACGCCGGTGTCGAACTCCATCCGCGGGCAGCGGCGCAGGCTATCAACGCCCCCCCGATTGAGCGCGATCAGCGGATACACCAGGTGCCGCGTCAGCGTTCCAGCCACCTGCCGAGCGTCCGCCTCGATGATGTCGTGGCGCACCTCCTGGTGCACATTCCCCAGCGCGTTGGTGCTGCTCTTGCCGTCCGCCTGGCTGGTCAGCGTGCCGCCCAGGATGCACTTGCTCTGCGACTTGTCCGCCCACGCCACCATGTCCAGATGCGAGCCGCCGCCACTGCCGCTACCGCCGGCAATCTTGGTGATTTCCAGCACCATGTCCGCCGGCATGATCGCCCGCGCGTCATGCCCGAGCGCCGTGACCGCGCGCATCAGGCTCGCCTTTTCCGCGTCCGTCGCCCCGGCCGCGTACTTGCCCACCACAAAGGGCAATCCGAATGTCTCGAGAAATTCAGCGAAATCGCCGATCCCGTACGCCTTGTACAAGAATGGCCACGACAGCACCCGATACAGACCGAGCCGCGCGATATAGCCGGTCTTGGCCTTGCCGTGCTCGTGAAAAATCCAGCCGAATGGCGTCAGCTCTGCCCCGTCCGCGCTGCCATCACGCAGGCGTAGCGCCTTGCGATCCTGCGACAGCTGGAACCACTCCTGCGGCCGCGGGAAGAAGGACGGCAACAGCTCCGCGCCTTCCTTGCGCCACTCCAGCTCGATTCCCGAAAATCCGTGCCCGACGCCGTCCATGCAGGCCAGAATCAGATCCTCGAAATCATCGACCCCGTCGCCGATCACCTCTTTCGCCCACTCCGCCGACGCCTTTTCGTCCGCCGTCGCATTGCGTGGCGGAACGATGTCCCAATCCAGATTGAGCAAGCCCATCTTGCGCTTGCCCATCTCCGCAGAGAGGTGCGCGTCGCGCTCTTCCATATCCGCGAAAATCCGGTGCTGGCTGATCAAATCGCCGTTGTCCGCCGCACGCAGCGCCGACGACAAGCGCGCCGGCGACAGCCCGTCCAGCATCGGCGTCAGGTACTGGTTCTCAAGTGCCCGGATCGACGCCGTCTGCGGCTCGCGCAGCGAACCGCGGTCGATTGCCTTCCCATACTGGTCAAGAATCGTGCTCATAGCATGCGCCGTGACGCTTGCCGCCCGGCCTCCTCGAAGTCGTTGTCGGCCATCCGGCCCCCCGCACTGCCAATCGATCGCCGCGCCACCGACTCAAAGCCCATGCAATTCCCCGGCAATCCCTCCTGGCGCAGCGCATAGTTGGCCAGGAACAGCCCAATCGCGAAGTCGCCGTGCCGCTGCTGCTTTGCTGCCTGGCCATCGCCACCACCACCCGCACGCTGCGTCGCCACGTGCGGCAGCTTGGGAACCCCGTTGATGCGCCGGATCGCCCGCAGGTCATCGCGACACTGCTCGTCGCGCGGCAGCTCGTCGATCGTTCCGTCCTCGAAAGCCGCCTTGAAACGCGGCATTTCCGTCAGGTAGAACGCCTCGGAAAGCTTGATCTGGTCGATCCGATGGCCCCCGTACTTGTCCGCCGCAAATTCAGCCAATGCCGCCCCGTTTCCGCCCGCATCATGCGAGCCGCGGCGAAAACGCGGCAGCCGATCCACCACGAACTCCAGCACCTGCTCCTGCTGCTTGAAAGGGCAATTGCCCAGCTCGACGGATAGCCGGCAGCGTTGCACCAGGTCTTGCCCTTCCTCAAGGATCGGCATCACCGTCAGGTCGCCCACGCGGGCAAAGTCCAGCCCGTAGCCGTGCGCCCGTTCCTTGTCCAGACCCTCCAGAATCGGCAGCAGCTCCTCGCGGCACCACGCCGCCACCTCCAGCCGGCGGACCGGCTCCGGCAGCAGCTGGAAAGCTGCATCCCAGCGCATGCGAACCACCGGCGTTTCCGCCTGCATGCGCGATTCGATCAGCGCCATCGCCAGGTACACGCCGCCGCCCTCGCTCGGGATCACGTCCAGCTCCTCCGCCGCCGTGTCGCCGTACATCGCATAAATCTTGCCGACCCACGCCTCTTCGGTCTTGTCGACCAGTCGATCGCCCTGGATCAAAGCCACCCGCTCATACAGCCCCTGCGCCACCGCATCCTGAAAAGTCGTGCGGTGCAGCGAGTAGCCCAGCCGACCCGCGCGCACCTGCTCCACCAGCTCGTTGAACGGGTTTGTCGTGCCGTTGTGCGAGCTGAGCAAGCGCACCTTTCCGCCCCAGATCAGCATCGCCAGCGCCGCCTTCATCAGCCCCGGCAAATCATCATGGAACGCCGCCTCGTCGATCGTCACCCGGCCCTGCTTGCCGCGGATCGACCGCGGCCGGCTGGACAGTGCCAGAATCTTGTTGCCTGACGCGAAATCGATACGGAACGCCTTGATGTCGTTCCCGTCTTCGTTGTAAAGCGTTTCGCCGACCCAGCTGACGGCGTACGAAAACGCCTTCGCCCACATCGCGCAGTCGTCGATATAGCCGCGGGTCATGTCCTCGCTATAGCCGATGTATAGCGCATCCATGCCGCCCTTCTCGGGGGCCGCAGAGAGCACCGCCTCGGACGCATCACACCAGCTCGCGCCGATGCGCCGCGATTTCTCCCACAGCGCCACGCCCGACGTGTCCGCGACCCACTCCCGCTGGTACGGCAGCAGAACCGCCGGCACCCGCGCGTTCTCCGGCGTCCACAGCGCGCTGGTGCGGGTAATCGCCATCAGCCGGTGATCCCGAGAATCTCGCGCCGGATCAAATCCACCGACTCCGCCGTCAGCCCGCCGCGCCGCGCCACCTTCTCGACCGCATCGGCTGCCGTCGCAGCCTTCTCGCGCATCGTCTCCTGCCACTTCTGCAGGGCCACCTGCATCCGCCCCACGTCGGCATGGGCGCGCGCCACCACCGAGATTGACCTCGCCGCTTCCGCCGGGTCTGTATCCGCCTGGCGCAGCGCAATAGAAATGCGCAACAGCTGCTCCTGCAGGATTCCGCTCGTCGCCGTCAGCACATCGCCCTCGTCGCCCTCGTCCTTGCACGCCTTGGCCAGCGCGCGCGTGCGGCGCACATCCGCCATGGCCTCATCGAATTGCCGCTCCAGCTCCGAGCCGTGCCGATGCACCGCGCTCTTGCTCACCTGGTAGCCCTGGTCGCGCAGCCACGCCGCCAAATCCGCATAGCCGGCAAATCCGGATTCCACCAAGCGACGATTCAGCTCGTCGCGAATCTCCTCCGGAAGCTGCCCGACCGCAGAGCGCGCCGGCATCTCAGGCCCCCGGCCGCGGCCGCGCGACCCCGGGCGGAAAGCTCAGCCCCTGCGCCACATCCAGCCCGCGCTCGGTCAGCGTCGCGATGGTCACCCCAGAGGCGCCGCCAGGGCGCTGCGTCACCACAAACCCCTGCTCGTTCAGCCAGGCCAGCTCGACCCGCAGAGAGGCCATGGCCACGTAGACGCCGTCGTCTTGCAGCGCCTTGTGCAGCAGCACGTCGGCCGCTGTCGATTGCGGCGCTTGCGACAAGCAGACCAGCGTCTTGAGTCGTGCCTCCTCGCGTACATGCTCGGCAAAATTCATCCCCGACCCCCTCACTTGTCCAGCAGGTGCTGGTTGATCATTTGCATCGTGTTCTGCAGCGCATGCACCGTCCCGCGCAGCTCGATCGATACGCTCGATACCTCGTTGATCGCCGTGTACAGCTGCGCCAGGTCACTGCGGGTCGGCGTGTCCGCCTGCCGCGCACGCACGTGCGCCAGCGCCTCGTCGATGTTCTGTCGCCGCACATCAAGGTTCATGCGCATGTCGGCCAGCTCTTTCGCTACCTCGTGCTTCAGCGTCTGAATCGCTTCCTGCGTCACCTTGTTGCGCCGATCCCAGATCACAAAGCCGGAGACCATGAAAGCCCAGGCCAGAATTCCGATATCGATCCAGAAGCGGATCGCCTGATAATCAACAGCCTTTGAATCAATATCGAGCACGTGTTCCCCTTTCGTTGCGTTCCTGCCGCGTCTTGCACTCCACGCACAGCTGCGTTCCCGGATATGCCTTCCGGCGCGCCTCTGGGATTGGCTCCAGGCAGTCGCCGCACGTCTCGGCCGAATCCGCCGCCGTCTTGTCCTCAAGCCCCGCGCGGCGATTCTGATCGGCCAGTTGATTGGCGAGGATTTCCGCCTCGCGTGCCGACGCGCGGTCAAAAAAATCGCTCACGGCGCCCGCACCGGGAAAATGCCGGCGCAGATCAGCACCCGGCCAGCCGTTGTCGTCGCGGTACACACAAGCTTGTACGTCGCCCCGTCCACCCCGCCCGAAAACGGCTGCAGAACCTGCGTCGCCTCTACTGTCTCCGGCCCGTAGAGCACCAGCCCTGGAGAAGGGTCGTTTCCGCTCTCCAGCGCGCAGTCGATCGTCACTGCCGTCAGCGTCTCTCCGCCATCCAGCTCGTCGGCAAAGTCAAAGGTGGCCACCAAGATTTCCGCCGGTGATTTCGCCTGCCAGCGTGCCGGAGTCATGCGCCCCCCGATCCGGCAAGCCGCTCGTGCCACGTACTTCCGCCGCTGGCGCAGTGCCTGGTAGTGCCGACGCGCCAGACGGGCATAGAAGCAGCGATCGACCGAGAGCGGCCCGACGTCAGGGATGAAGACGCCATCCCAGGTGTAGCGATGGTCGTCCCATGCGGCATAGGGGCTGTCATAAGTGATTTCCATGGGCAGGCGCCTAGTGTTCTCAATTCCCGTGCTACATCTGTGCAGAATCGTCCAGATGAGTGCATTACGGCCCAACCTCGCCCACCATCCCCGCTTCCCTGTCTAATTCCGCTTGCGTGGCCAGCGAGTACATCACTGCGTAGAACTCTCCATGCGTCATCGTCGCGCCCGTCAGCTCGCCGGTCGCCGGATTGCGCAGCGGAAAAATTTTCTCGGGCGCCGTGAATTCGATGGTCGTCGAGTGAGTCGGCACACCGATGCTGTTTCCGTCGCTGAGCAGCGTCCGTCGCTCATTGTCGAAGCGGATAGAGGGCACTTGGCCGAATCCGTGTAAGCACTCGATGTGGCAGACGCGATCCCACGAATCGCCAACTACAGACGCTTGGTTTCTGTTTTCTTTCATTGTCGTGTCCTCATCAGTTGAAAACCGTGAAGTTGACCCGCGTCTCCGCTGTTGCCGCGGCGTTCGCAGTCAATGTGAACGATCCCTCTGCAGCAACCGCGACGACGGATTTCATAGTCGCATCGGCTGTCGCGACTGTCGCGATAATCACGCTGCTCGTCGTGACACGGCTATTCGTGACAACGAGTGACGAGGCGCCTGCGGCAAAATTTACAGAGCCGAGCGTATTGTTGATCGTTCTCGCGCCGGTAGTGCCGCCAGCGGTGATTGTTTTGTCGAGGCGGATATCGCCTTGAAAAATGAATGCGCCGCCGGTCGATGTCCATGTCGGGATTCCGCCTGCAGATACTGTAGCTCTCTGGTAGTTTGCAGCGTCGAAGCCGTGCCTGAACTCTCCGATCACATGGACGCGAGCGCTCGGGTCCGATGTACCAAACCCGGCGAAACCTTCTACAGCGAGGCCGTTTGTCGGGAGGCTGGCTTGTGGCAGCGACTTGTAAGTCGCGCCGACTCCCAATTTAGGCTCTAAGTTCGCCGAAGTTGTGGTTGTGACCGTGATTCCGCCAAGGCGAACGTTATTATCAGCTGCGCCATGATAGTTAACTAGGTGTAAAACTCTGATGAAAGCGGTCCCGTGCTTGAATTTGTTCGCGTCGGCCGCACCGGATATTGGCATTAACCCTTCAATAAAGCCGTTGTATTTAGTCCACGCGTTTGGAACGATCTGGTTAGATGCAAGTATGTACTTATACGACGAGCCGCTGCCGTTATTCCGCACTTTAGTGCCGACCGGAAGAGTTGGCCCTGGCCACGCAACCCGAAGGGCGATGACGTTGCCGGTGATTCCGCTTTGAACCCAACAACCTGCACCGGCATTGCCCGATGTGAAATACGTCAGGTTACGCGTGTATGTCCAGTCCGGGTATACGTAGCCGAATGAGTTAGTATACGGATACCAGCAGAAGTTTCGGTGAGCTGCCACCGCCCCGTTATACCAGCCCGTTGCGTCCGTCAGCGTCATTGACGTGTCGCCGGGGTTCAATTGAACAGCTAGCGTCGTGTCAACTGCTGGCAAACATAACGTGGATTTCTCAGAGTGCTCCGACGTGATCGCGTTTTTATCAATGTCATATTCGGCAATGCCGAAATACTGTCGATTGGCGGCGTTGTAGTTCGCGCCGCCAATGTCACCAGATTTGGCATATAGCGACAGGTTGTATCTGATAGAGGTGTCTACCGGCATAAAAACATCACTCGTACGCGCCACTTGAGCAACATTTATGCGAAAAGAGCCGCCGCCGAACGGAACATCAGTGGCATCGAATGTGTATGCCGAAAACCCGGAGTTGTCTCCCAGCATGCCGAATCCGTTTGTTATCAGACTCAGCGAACTGGATTGAACAAAATCCTCCGATGCGAATCTACGCCGAACGGCGGCCGGCGTAGTGTATGTCGGTCCGACGCTGTCGAATTCAAGAAGCCCAGCTTCCGGCGTCGTGACAAGCGTTCCAGCGGTGAATTTCAGCGGGCCGGTGGTTGCCGTTGCCGTCCCGGCTTTGAGGTGCAGTGTCGCGGTCGGCGAAATGCCGATACCGAGCTTTCCAAGCAAGTTCTGAGTGCCAGCGCCACCGGATAGCTGCACGAAAAGGCCGTTCAACGCCGTCGTTATCGCTGACCATGAGAAGGTCTGCAGCAAGCCTGATACGCTGTCTCGGAATGAAATGCGGTCAGCAGAGGCGGGGGTCGTCTTTGCAGTAGCAGTGTTCAAAAGCGCACCGACAGACGTAAGCGTGCCAATTCCGTCTGCGCCTATTGGCCCTTGTGGTCCAGTCGGGCCAGTAGCCCCTGCAGCCCCGGTCGCCCCGGTCAAGCCTATTGGCCCTTGTGGTCCAGTCGGTCCCGTATTCACGGGCATTCCCGTCAACCGGTGACCATCCAGCGCAGGCAGTTCCCCCGCGACAGCGATCTGCACTAGGTTTCCAACCCCGGTTCCAGCATTGAGGTACGCGGCTGTTCCGAGGTCATCAATCAGATCAGATAGGCCGAGCTGAGCGGCAGCGCCCTTTGCGTCAGCGACGGCGGCATCAACTGCTGCTGCGGCAGCGGCGTCAGCGGCATTGCTCGCGGCAGTGATCACGCTCGACAGGCGGTATTCGATAGACGCGGGGTCAGTTTCGCCCAGCTTGCCGGCCGTCCGCTGCAGCTTCTCCACCGCATCGGCCAGCAGGGCGTGCGCGGCAATATGGCCACCGGCCAGGGCTGTGCCCGGAACCCCCGGTGCGCTCGCTACCGGCGCCGGCGGGAACGTGTCGTACTCGGTGGGGAAACTGCTGGTCGTCATGGCTGCTGCCCTGTAGTGGTCGTCTCGACGAGCGCGCCGCTGCCGTGTAGGAAGAGCATCGCCTCCGCGCTGCGGCGGGCTGGGTTGGTGTTACCAGGCATTTCCCAGCGCATCAGCAAGCGGCCCGCCTCTTCACGGTCCCCGGCGTTGATTGCATTGCGCAGAAATGAACGCTCGTACGTGCGCATCCCCACGTCAAAGACCAGGCTCGCGAGCGCGTCGAACTCGTGCTGCTCGAGTAGCACGCGCACCGTCGCGTTGAGATAGATTTCGATGCAGCGCAGGTCTTCGCGTAGCAGCTGCGTGGCGAGGGCGTCGTCAACGACGCGCAGGCCGGCGTCGGCAGGGCGGAGAAAGTGCCCGTAGCCAATCGTCTGCAGCGCCCCCGGCGTGCCGCGTCTTGTCGCCGAGAACGGCACGCAGCGCTTGATCATCTCCAGCCCCGCCACGGAAACGCTGCGGGCGTTTGGGGGTGACCGGTGGGGCTGGGGTATTTTCGCGTCAGTAGCCATGCGCCATTTTCACGCGCGCGCGAGGGCTCACGCAGGGCGTAGCGCTTCGACGACCGCCCACGAAAAAGCCCCGCGGTGCGGGGCTTGGGAGGGGATTTTACACCAGGTGTAAAGACGTAAAGTCAGGCCTTCTTGCGCCGCGTCGAGAAATACGCCGCGTGCGCCCCGGCGATCGCCGCGCAGCCGATATTCAACGGCGCCAGAACTGCGCGCCACAAGCGCCACAGCGCGGTGTTCAGTTTCACGTTCGGCGCGCTGGCGAGCAGCGGGCGCCTGGCGCGCAGTTCTTGGGGTGTCATTCGTGGATCCTCTGTTTCGAAGTTGAGATAGAAAACGCATTCATCGGCCCCGCATTCAGCGTTGATGCGCCATTTGGCCATTGCCCTCTCCCGTTTCAGTCAAACAGCGCAGCCTGCGCCGCGCCGCCCTGGTTTCGCTCGCCGCCATCGTCCCCGCGGCCGCATATCTGCTCGATCGCCCGGCTGGTGATCGGCGCTTCGAGCAGGCCGATCTCATAGACTGCCTGGCGGCCCGACAGACCCTCGGCATTCACCAGGCGGTCCCAGTGCGCGCGAATGCGGCGCGCGCGCAGCTCCAAGCGGGCGCGCTTGCAGACCGGGATCGACAGCGCTTCGCCGCCCCACTTGTCTGCCAGCACCTGCATCGCCGGCTCGCCGATCAGCGCCGCCAGCTCTGCCCAGCGCTTGGCGCCGGCCGGATTGGCGTCGGGGTGCTTGGGGATGACGATGGTCACCCCCGGGCGCTCGTTGATCAGCGTGCACGCCGGCACCGCGCCGAGCGCCTGGATCAACGCCAGCGCGGTGTAGGGCAGGCAGCCGGAGATGGCTGCGCAGTCTTCAGGCGTCAGCGGCTTACTGGGCATGGGCGACCCCTTGATAGGATTGGCGCTTGAGGTGGATCGCCAGCGCCTTGACAATCAACAGCAGCTGCTCGGCGTCGCACATCGACAGCGGCTTGTGGATCACCGACCGCTTTCCGTCGGCGTTCAGCCCGCCCATCTGCTTGGCGATTCCCTCGACGTAATCCATCTGATTTCCGAGCGTCACGTCGGTGGATTGCATCTGCTTGATGATCTTGCGCAGCAGCGGCGCGCGATCGGCCGGCGCCGTGTCCACCCAGGTCCATTCATGCGCCGGGCGCGGCCGCGTGTTCTTGAGCACGAATCCTCTGCGCTTCATGTGCTTCATGGCTGTGCGCAGGTTGGCCAGCGACAGCTCGGTCGAAGACGAGCGCGAAAAGGCCGCTTGCAGATAGGCGCGCCACGAGTCGTCAGCCACTTGCAGATCCCGGCGCGCGACGTGCAGAAGCTTGATCAGCCGCGCGCGTTCGGCCGCCTCCTTGCGCTCGCGCTCGGCAAAATCCACCCCCGGCTGGTGCATCGCCTTCTCCCGCACGACCTGGAAGCTTCCCGTTCCGGTGAACGTTCCCATCACCCCACCTCCCGCAGGTTGATTGCCTTCTCGGCTTTCTTTGCCGCCGAAAACGTCACCACCCGAGGCCCCTTGACCGAGCACTCGATTTGCGATCCAGGTGTCAAGCCCGGCTTGACAACTAGCTGCGGCAGCCGGCGCCGCACCTTCAGCGTGCCGACCCCGCGCAGCTTCACGTCGTTGCCTTCGGAGAGCTCGTCCAGGACCACCAGCAGCGCCGTCTCGATCACGTCGCGAACCGAGCCCTCCGGCTCGCCGGTGATTCGCGCCACGTCCTGAATCAGTTGTTTCGTCTTCATGTCGTCAACTCCACTTCGAACGGGGTCACTACAAAATCCTCGATCTGGCTGATCCGGATCCCGGGCACCCCGGCCACCTCTTTCGGCTCGTTGAGAATCGCCTCGCGATTGATCTCCTCCTTGGTGCGCAGGAAGCGCGTCAGTCCGAGGCTGCGCAGCGAAAACATCACCGCCTCCTCGCCGGTGATACGCACGCTCGGCGGGCGCGTGCGCCACTGCACCTCGCCCGTGGTGAACGCGTGCGTTTTCACCTTGCCGCCGGCCGTCAGCTCGATGCGATTCGCTTCGCACCACGCCTGCACGCCGCGTTGCGAATCGGCCACGCTCAGGCGAATCGGCTCGGCGCGCTGCTCGAAATCCTCCTTGATGCGTGCCAGCGCCTCGTTCATTTCCACTTCCAGACTGGTCAGTGCGCGGCTATCGCTGCCGATGCGGGCAATCAGGTCGGCGACCTGGTCGCGGGTCTGCGGCACCGTGACCGCCGCGACGGTCTTCAGGCGGGTTTTGCGGTAGGTTGCTGTGCTCATGGTTGGCTCCTCGTGTCAGAGTGATTCAGGGGTGAAAGGGGTGACGTGCGCCCGGTGCGGCTGGCAGCGGTAGCAGATGCGGTGCCCCGCGTGGCTGCTGTTGAAGAGCTTCCCGCAGCCGCCGAGGCAGCGGCGCATGGCCGCCTCGTTCGGCTTGGGAAGGTGGCCGGCGGCCGGCGGCGCGGCTTGCGGCACGCGCTTTGTCGTGGGCACCGAAGAGATGCGTGCGCACACCTCGTCCAGCGCCGGCGCGTCGGCTTGCGCCAGGCGCGCGGCGCCTTCCAGTGAGAGCCCGGCGCGGCGCAGCGCTCTGATCCGCGTGCCCACCGTGGTGTCGGAAATTCCCAGCGCCGCGGCGATGACCCGCAGCGGCGTTCCCTTGATGCGCAGGGCCATGATCGCCAGGTCGCTGAGCGGGCTGTAGACAGACGCGTTCATTGGTCGCGGTCCTCGGTCAGGTAGCTGGACGTCTGCCAGGCCGCGCCCCAGCGGTAGCCGAGCACATGCCACAGGCGCACGGTGCAGAAGAAGCGCGCCCAGGTTCCCCAGAACGCCATCCAGGCCGCCCGCAGCGGCAGGTAGGCCAGCTCCAAAAAATAGGCCGCCGCCGGCGTGGCGCAGACGATGGCGATCACCAGCCAGCGTTTCAGGCGTGTGCACATGGCTGTACCTCCTCCCACTCGATGCGCGCCGAGCAGCGCAGCGCGAACCACACGAAGATCGTCGCGTTGCCTTCCTGCCGTTGTTCCAGCCAGGTGCAATCGTTGGCGAAGATGCGCGCGAGAAAGGGCGTGTACGCCACCCGTACCACCGCGGCCAGCGGATCGACCTTGACGTCCAGCACCTTGACGCCCAGGTCGGTCAGCCACTCGACGGCTTTGGCGGCGTTCAGCGTGCGCCGCTTGATGGCCGACGAGCGCACGACGGCCGCGATGCGTTGCTTGACCGCGGAGCTGTCTGCCTGAACCATTAAGGGGGACTTAATAGTTGCCTCGGCGCACGGCTCTTCGACCCGTGCCGCCTTTTCCACTTTCCATGCCTCATGAATGCTGTTCATTGCCGTCCTCCTGAGCGTAGATCCCGAAGCCGTGCTCGCCGTCGATCTCGGTGGCGACGGCGTGCATTTCATGCACCGCACGGCGCAGCGCTGCGCGCCACATCGGGTCATGAAACCTGTTCTTGAGGTAGTCGAGCGCCGTGGCCAGGTGCGCCAGATCGGCCACGTCCTTGCGCTCGATGGCCGCCGTCGCTTGCGGCGCGCAGCAGGCGGCGCTCATGGCATCGACTCCCGCACCGCCCGCACCAGCTCGGCGGTCACCCGCGGCGCGCCGAGGCTGGCCGCCTGGTTGATCGCCGCCGTCAAGAGGTTGTTGGCCACCAGCGGATGCGTCAGCGAAATCACCTGCGTATCGCCCGGCCCGCTGCCGTGCCGCTGGGTGATGGTCAGCGCCTGCATCAGCGCGTCCACCGCCGCCGGATCGACGATCGCCGCCAGGTCAAGCCCTGCCGATGCGAAGCGGTGTGCCAGGTAATCGCCCAGCGACGCGTCCAGCGGCGGCAG